GCGGATCCTCTCGGCCGTCTTGAGGGCGTCCTCAAAGCCAGAGCGGATCGCGTCGGCAGCCTGTTCAAAGGTTTCGGGGTCGATGACCTTCGCCTCGAGGTCCGCCTCCAGCTGGGCCAACTGCTCTTGGGCTGCGGTGAACGCCTCTGGGGCAAGCTCAAAGTTCACGAACGAGAACGTCTCGTCGAGCGTGTCACGCACCGACGCAATCGCCCGCTCGGCGTCCTGGGTCGAGAACCCAAACTGGGCCGTTTCTTCCGCCGCGGCCTGGGCCTGGTCGAGAACCTGCAGCCGCCGGATGGCAGCATCCTCCGCAGCCTTATCGCCGCTGGCGCGGGCCTCGACGATGGCCGCCTCTGTCTCCTCGATCTGCCTGACGATCGCCAGGAGCGTGTCGGCTGGCGTCGCTCCGTCACCGCCGCCGAGACCTTGTGCGGAAATGAACGCGTCGGCCAGCTTGCGGTCGGCCTCCACGGCAGCAGCTGCAGCACGCTCAGCCGCTGCGATCTTTTCGTCGGCTGCCTTCTGGGCAGCTTCGGAAGCAAGAGCCTGAGCCTGGGCCTCTTTGTCCAGCGTTTCGATCTTGGCTTCGAACGCAGCCTTCTCCTGCTCGGCCGCCTTCTTCGCCTCGTCGGCCGTCAACGTGTTGTCGGCCTGAAGCTGTGCGATCTGCTCTAGCGAGGTCTGATAGGCGACTGCAGCCTCAAAGCCAGCCTGGCCGAACTCCGCGGCCGCCGTGGCCGCCGTGCCGATCTCCTTGGCGAACTGCGAGGCGGCCAGCGTGGGCTGTGACAGGTCGAGTTCGGGAATCACCGGCTCTTCGACCTCGGCGGTGATGCCGAGGAAGTTCTCGGCAATGGTGAGCAGGCGTCCAACGGTCCCGCCGATGGCGTTGGCGATCGTTTCGAATGTGGACGACACGCCACCGAATACGGACGAGATCACGCCGCCGATCTGTTCAATGGCAGACTGCAGGCCGAAGAACTCAGCCCACGACGCCAGCGAGTCGCCGATGTAGCTGCCGACCTGTGAGAGCGCCGTGCCAATGATGTTGGCAACACGCGAGACGGTTTCGCCAAGACCGCCAAGGTTGTCAGCAACTGCACCGAGCGGCGAGAACGATACGGCGAAATCTGTAGCAGCTACCGCGCCGTCGACTAGATATCGCACAACGTCGATAAACGCGGTGCCGAACGATTCACCGACCGCGCCGAACGCTTGGGCCAGGTCTCCGATAGGCGAGATGATTTCCCCGATTACGCGGCCGATGCCGCCGATGACCACGCCGACAACCTCGAACGCTGTACCCAGACCAGAAAGCACCGGTTCCAGAACGTCGCCAATCGGCCCGACGATAGCGTTGATGCCGCCCAGGAACTCGGCAGAGCCTTGTGCGATGCCTTCACCGAGGCCCACAAACGGCAGCAGCAGCAGCTCGCCGAGCCGGGAACTGGCAACGCCCAGGGCGTCGATGCCTGCACCGAAGTCATCAATGCGGCCACGGTCGATGGCCGATAGTGATCCACCGAGCCGCTCGATGTCGTCGGCTGCCGGGCCGAGGTTGGCAAAGAACGGCAGCAGGTCGGCGCCGCTCTTGCCGAAGATCTGCATGGCAGCGGCCGTCCGCTTCGCGGGATCTTCGATGCCCTGCAGTTGTTCGCCGACCAGGCGGATCTGCTCTTCCGGGCTCAAGTTCTCCAAGTCCGTGAACGAAATGCCCAGCTTGGCCAGGGCCGCAGTCGCGGCCTTGCTCTCCTCGTCTGCACCGGCGAGCGTCTTCTGTAGCTTGCCGAAGGCGCTGCTGACTGATTCGATGGAAACGCCCGAGCGGTTGCCCGCTTCCTCGAGCGTCTGGATGAACTCAAACGACACGCCCAGCTTGTCGGCCGTGTTGCCGAGCGTCTCGACGCGGTCCTCGAGGTCGAGCAGCCCGCTGGCCACCGCGGTAGCACCCGCACCAAACGCAGCCACCGCAGCGAGGCCGACAGTGAACGGATTCACCATCCCAGCCACCGAGGCTCCGATGTTGGCAAGGCCGCCAGACAGGCCGGCACCGCCGCCGAAGACCTTGCCGAGACCCTCGCCAGCAGACGCCAGACCTGACAGACGGCCGGCCACATTGCCGATCGGGCCTGGCAAGGCCGACAGCACGCCGGACAACTCGTTGAACTTCATCGTGCCGCCGTCGCCACCAGCCGCGGCTGCGTCTTCAAATCCTGCAGCGGCCCTGCTGGCTTTGTCGAAGTCAGTCGTAGCCTTGGCGATTGCCGAGTTGTACGTCTCCTGCGAGATGCGGCCAGCGGCCAGGTGGTCGCTCAATTCCTGGACCGCCGCGTCGTACTTCTGCTGAGGGCTTAGGTTGGCCTGCGTGATCTGAGCCGCGCGTGCCAGGGCCTTTGCCCGGTCGGTCTCGGCCTTCGCCGCCTCTTCGTTGGCACCGCTGGCCTCTGCCGCCGCACGGCTGTACGTCTCCTCGCTGATCGCTCCGGCCGCGAGCAGCTGGCCCAGCCGCTCGAGCTCAGCCGTACGCCGCTCCTCGGCCGTGGCCACCTGGTCGGTGATCCGTGCACCTTCGGCAAACGCTGCCGCCGCCGTCTGGGCGCTGCCGACGATGGCCTGCAGTTCCGAGGCGTACTCCTGGGCAGAAATCTGCCCGGTCTTCAGGGCACTGCCGAGAAACGCGATATCCGTGGCCACTTGCTGCTGGGCCGCAGCTGCCGCACCGCTTGCCGCCGTGAACGAGTCGAAGAGCGACGACGCAGCCGCGGCCTGCTTGCCGAGGTTCTGCAGCTGACGGTCGACCTGTGACAGCCCCTTGGTCATGCCGTTGGCATTGGCCGAGAACTGCACGCCGAGTCCGATCACCGTCGCCATTAGTCACCCGCCAAGTCTCGTGCCAACTGTTCCAACGCTTCCTGTATCTGCAGTTCGTGCTGCGGTGCTTTCACAACCGGAACGAAGTCCTCAGCCTTCGGCGTCCTGCCCCGCGGGCAGTACGGCGCGAGCGTCGCACTGGCCACCAGGCCCGTCTGCCGCCATGTGTCAGGAAGCGGATGGAAGTGCCGGTGGTATGCAATCCACTCGGCAAACTCCCGGCTGTCCATTTCCTGGCACAACTGCTTGACCGTCATTCCGAGATGTGCCGCCAGACGAAACAGAAAAACACGCGTCGGGCGGACTGCTAGTTTTTTGCGAGTTCCTCCACGTCCTTGTCGGTGAGAGCGTTGTGCTCCATCGCCTTGGCCCACACGCGGCTCATCACCTTGGCCGACTTCTTTGCCAGCTGCTCGACCTCCGCGTCGGTGAACAGCCGCGCGCCCTTCTCGTCACACAGGCAGCGTGCCAGGAACTTCGTGCGGAAGTTCTCGACACCCTTACCCTTGTTCGCCACCCAATCGTTCTCGTAAGAGTCTCGCTCGCCGCAGGTCATCACGCGGATGAACACGCTGCCGCCCCACTCCTTGACCTTGACCTCGAGGAGGCCCAGGTCGTCCGCTGCAAGAATTTGTTCTTTCGTCAGTGCCACGGTTTCATCCAATGAGGTCGAACGTGAACGTGTAACGCGTCACATCGTTGGCAGCCGCGGTGGCTCCCTTGCCCGTACATACTGCGTTGTATGTCAAGCTGACGCCGCCACCGCTAATAACGAGCGACCCGTATTGGCCCCAATTGAAAGAGCCCGGAGCGAGTCCCTCGACGCTCACGCTGCCGCCGCTTGGTGCATAGGTGCCGCTGCGACCAATAGGCAGGCCGCCGCCAAGCTCCAACTGCACGCTTGTCAGCTCGGTCAGTGAAGAACCGGCAAACGACACCGTGCAGCCTTGCGAGTATGTCGCCACGGAAACCCCCGTAGCGGACTAGACCCGCGCGACTCGGAAGGTGGCCTGGCCCCGCGTGGCGTCGTTCGTCGCCAGCGTGACGCTGGAAGAACTGACCGTGGCAGCAGCACTGAGCGTCAGGCCGCCAGAGATCACCAGCGTGCCGGTCGACCCGTCGGTGATCGGCGCGGTGCCGAGGTACTCGATGCTGACCTCGCGACCCGTGTCCGTGGCCGAACCCTTGAGGGGGCGATCCATGGTGGCAACGCTGCTGCCTGCGGACAGGCTGAGGTGGGACACGTCGATGGTGTCGCCAGCCGACACGTCGGTCATCGAGTAGGTGATGTTCGTGACCGTGTAGCCCGTGCCGCCGAACGTGAGCGTCGTGCCCTGACCGTGAGTTGCCATGAGTTAATTCTCCACCCAAAAGAGGTCGTAAGTTTGCCGGACCAGATAGAGCGAGTTCTCCGCTCCGTCGATCTCCACGAGGTCGTCGGCCTCGTCCATCAGAAACGTCTGCCGAACTTCTGTATTGTCAAAACTGCCGGCGTACCCATCCAGAACGCGGCGGCACTTGTCAGCCAGATCCCGCGCCGCCTCGTAGGTCACGCCGTAGACGTAGAGTTCGACCGTGACTCGGGGCAGGCCGCTCGGCGTTCCGGCCATGGTCATTTCCCGCAGCACCCTGGCACGCCGCCAGATGATCAGCGGGAACTGGATCGGGGACGGCCCGACGTAACGCAGCGGGTAGATACGTCCGCTGATCAACGCCTGCACGTCGGTGTCAGACACCAGGGCGTTTCGTAGGACAGCCTCGGGTGATTTCAGCGCCATCAGAACGGCCCCTGGAGTGACTTAATTTTGTCGGCGAGCTCGCGGGCGGCTT